TAATATTAATCCTATTAAAGATGCCTGTGTTTTAAGACCTACCATTTGGGTCATACCAACACCTAATTCTTTATTTAATTCTGCAAAATGATGTGATAGTTCTGCTGCTCCAAACAATAACATACCAATCATATTCTTACCAGAACTTGCAAATACTTCAATACCGGTTGTTACTTTTTTGAAAGCTTTATTTATTTGTTCAATTCCCTCATGTAATTCATGATATAATTCTTTCGTTTCTTTAGATAAATTAGCAAATTTACCCGCTTCTTTTTGTGATTCTTCGATTAAACTAATTTGAGTTAACAAATTTTTAATTAATGCTTTATCTATTTTACCTCCCTCTTTACCCGTTGCTTCAACTACTGCTAATTGTGATTTTAAATCCGCTATTGAATTATTAATTGCTTGATTTTTTTCAGCTATTGCAGCTGTATCTTTACTAGTTAAATCTGCTAATTCGGCTACTGATACGATTGCATTTGATGCTGCTAATCCTGCGTTTTTAAATGCTTCTTTGTTTTTTGTAGCTGCTTGACCTATATTTTGTGCAAACTCTGTTCCATATCCTACCGCATCTTTAAGTGTATGTTTTAAGTCATGTTGTATATCATTCAAATTCGCAATACTACGTTCTGCATCAGCATAATTTGTTATTTGTTCTTTTACTGCTGTGTTTTCTGCATTAACTAATTCAACAATTTTTTTAAGTTTTTTCGCTTTTTCATTTAAACTTTTTTGTACAGCCTTTTCGTCTACACTTATATTTTCTATTATAGCTTTTTGACCGACAAGAAGTTTTTTTTCGGCTTCTCTTAATTCTAAGATTTCGCCAATTAATTTTTTACGTGCCGACTCTAACGCTGTATCCGCTTGCTTATTTTGTGAGGCTTTTGCCATCTATTATCCGTGATATTTTTTCATGTATTTATCAAAATCACTCCAATCATCTTTCATTTTTTCCATTTTCTTAGCTACTTCAGGATGAACTCCAGCTTTTTCAGCTGCTTTGATGTATCTATCTGCTACACCCTTTTGTAATGATTTGAAAAAATTATCAACTATACTAGTAAGTAAACCTTCGGAAATTTGTTTTTTGTTATTTGCCATATCTTTGCATGATTTTATATAAATATCATAAAAACCAAAAAAGTTAGGAGTTTATTTTCTCCTAACTTTACTATTTGCTTTTTGTATTTGTTCGTTTTCTTTCTTTTTAATTTCCAATACCTGGTTAAGATACATTCTTCGTATATGTAATGGTAAATTATACACATCACCGAATGTAAATCCTCCACCACCTTGAAATACGATAAAGAAAATTTCATCGTATATCTGTTTTTTGTAATTAGGCGGTAGGGTAAAAAAAGTCAATCCCAAATGGGATATCTAGCGCCTCCGTTTCGCCCGTAACTTCTGATGTAAAATTAAATTTCATATCCAAATCCGGTGAAATACTTCTTACATATGCTCTAAATGCTTTTACATCTTTAGCTATAAATTGATTGATAACCCAATTGTTAACAAAACTTCTATCTGAATTGCCATTAACTGCTACAATCATATACTTTAATCTCGTTGTTACTTCACTACTATTAACTTTTCCTTTACTTAATCGTTCCATTGCTTTGATATCATTGTTAATATCTTTCTCATCCTTGTGAGTTAAGAATTTAAATGTAAGCTTTGTGTCAGATGGTAATGTGAAATCGTATCTATTGTTTGGTGATAGTAAACTATAATCTACATCTTTAGTTTGAACTGTCGTTAAATCAATTGTTACTTTTTGTCTTTCACCACTAAAAGGGTCTGTAATTTCTACATCATATTCAGGACCATATCCTAATACTCTTGCTGCTAAGTAAACTGCATTCTTATCACCAACAATTAAATCATCCGAATTAACACCTTGTTGAACGATAATTGATTCTAATAACTTATCTAATACCAATCCTTTGTTAATTAAGTTTGTATCAGCTAAGATATCTTCTTCTTTTGCTGTAAGGTATTTTATTTCTAATGTACCTTTACTTAATGGATTTGTAGAATCATATACTTTACCTTCTGATGGTAAACTAATAACCTGTGTTGGAAACTCAAATGTTGCCGTTGTTGTTTGTTGTGGTTGCGTTGGTGCCGCTCCTCTTTGTATTTGTACGTTTTCTTCCATAATAACTTTTTGTTTGTTTTATATAACTATTTGTTTTTTAAATTTTTATTCTTCACCACCTAAATCATATGTATCTTCCCACTCTTTTACCGATTTTGCTTTTCTTTTTTTGAATTTTTTATTAGCTTTTAAATCATTATTTGTTTGGGTTGTATATGGTGGATTATATGTATTATTTGTATAACTCCAAGCACTACCACTTGGATATGTATACGCAGTTGAAGTTGAACCAAATCCAAATGGTGGATTAGCTATTGTAATAGAACCACCACCAGGTGTTGTTGTTATTGTTGTACCATTTGTATCCGGTTGTTGGCAAGTTATTTTATATGGATTATACGGGTCTACATAATGTGGATGTTGCCAAGTAGGGAACGGGTGTGTATTTGGTGCAGTATTCGGAACTCCAAATGGAAATCCTATTGGTTCTTCATCTTTAACCTCTGCCAATTTATCTTTTAACAAATCCCATTGTTTTGGAGTGATATTAAATTCATGTACTCCCTCTGTGAATCCTTTTAACCAAAGGACAAATTCTTTTGATGTCATAACATATATATTTGTATATATAAATATAACGAAAATAAAAAAGGGAAACAAATATTGTCTCCCTTTTTTTTATATCTTTCTTTAGATTAGAATTCTAAGATTGCGTAATCGTAAGTAATTGTTAACGTAATCATAACTGGTTCATTTGAACTCCAGTCCATATCACCAAATTCTGCCGAACTAATGAATGCTCCTACTAATTTCCATTGTTCTACTTTATCACCAACAGGCCCTAGCATATAGAAATCGATATTCTTTTTATAGAAATCAGCATACCCGTCTCTACCAGTGATAGATTCGTGTCCACTTCTAATCCATTCCATTACTGATTGTGCACCACTTGGTACAATTGGGTCGTATAGAGTGATAGTGATATCAGTCCAATTAGATTTTCCTTTAATTTTTCTCTTTAAGTTGATATGATCTAATTCTACTACTTCACTTTCGATTTTAGGTCTGTTTGCAGTTTTAATCATGAATGATGGAATACCATCGATTTCCATTATAAAACGATTTGCTAACTTTGGTTCAAAGTTGGTATAAAATATCTTATCAAATGATAGTACGTCAGCCATTGTTTATTCTCCTTTACTTATTATAAGTATTTCTTTTTTTAATTATGCGTTAAAACTTGCTCCAGTTGGTAAGATGTTGAAATCAATTTGAATGAATTCAGCAGTCTTAGTTGGTTGTAAAAATATAGCACCTTTCATAATGTTTCTATCAATTACATCTGGAGTATTATTAGTATCATCCATTACTACTTTGAAAGCGTATAAACCTTGCTTCTGTTGGATTCCCTCTAAGTAAGGGTTAACAGCGTTTAAGAATTTATTTCTTGTATCAGTTGTATTTTGTTCGAATACTAAGTATCTACTTGTTGAAGCAATGTATTTCTTAACTGTGATTAACAATCTTCTTACATTGATTCTATCTAAAGCTGATGGCTTAGCTTGCAAAGTTTTTTGTCCGTAAGCACTAATACCTTGTCCAGGAAATTGTGCGATTGGATTTACTCTACCTTCGTATAGTTCATCTCTTTCAGCGTGAGTCAATCTATTAGTTACCGCTACGGCTCCCATTAAACCACCTCTATTCAAACCTGCAGGTGCGAACCATTCTGCTGCTAATCTATCGTTGTTAGCGTAAACTGCTGGCATAATTACTGAAGGCGGAACTGCGATTAATTTATTAGTATTAACATCAATTGTTTTAACCCAAGGATAATAAACACCAGCATAGTTTGTATCTAATGCTGCTACTGCACTTACAGTTGCTGTTATACCATTTGTTTGTCCTGCTGCATCCATAATGAAGAAAGCATCACTTCTATTTTCACAAAGGTCCATACCTAATTGTGCTACATAAGGATGTTGTTCATAAGTTACACCAGGTAATACTAATAAGTTAATATCCCACTCATCTACATTTGATAATGCGTTTAAACATCTAGCATATGCTGCACTACCACTAGTAGTTGCACCACTTAAATTAAATCCTTGTGAGTTTGTACCTACAATATCAATTCCTTTATAAGAAGGTATTGTTGGATTTAAACCATCAAAACCACCTTGGAATGCGATTGTAAATGTTCTATATGATACTGCTGTTGCACTTGCATTTGAAGTTAATGGTAAACCCACCAATGTATCTAATGAGAATACTGAGTTATTTCCGTTATAACCAAGAGTTTCAGTTAATGGTTTTAAGAAAAGAGTATTATCAGCATTATCTAAATTAATACCACTCGCATAAATAGATGAACCATTTGATGCGGTTGTGAATGTTACACCAGGTAAATTAGCTAATTCAGTAGATGAACCACTTATAAAGTTTTCATATGCTGCGTGTGCGTAAGGTACTGCTGTTATAGGATATAAATCAGAATCTTTAGTTTCTACTCTAATATATTTAGATTTGTTACTCCAATCACCACTTATAGTTATTTTACCATTATTATCAATTGTACTTTCTGTATCACCGATTACTCTAGCGATATAGTTAACTGCAGTTGGGTCTAATGTTACATTATTATATTGTTCTAATATTGTTTGTCTTCTATCGGTATCACCAAATGCTCTAACATAAACTGAGAATGAACCATAATCAGAACCATTGATATCACCAGCTGCTTTAACATTACCAATAGTAACTTTATATCTTGTATTTTCTACATTACCATCAGCTAAAGTATGGAAACGGAATAAGTCATATCTTAGTCCACCCATATCTTGTGATTGAATCCAAGGAGTAGAAGCGTAAGTTGCATCGTATGTAAAATTTTGGTCACCCAATGTTACATAACTCACATTTGCATTACTTGCAGTATCAAAAGATGCATATACACCAGTTGATGCATCGGAAAAATATCCGTATACATATGCTTCTTTTGTTCCTAATGGTGAAACACCAAATACATCATCTACTGATTTTGTTGATGATGGAACTAATGAAGTTGCATATGAACCACTAAGTGTTACTCCACCTAATGAGAAGTTACCACTATTAGTTGTGTTTGAACTTGCACTAAATGTAGTTGAAAAACTATTAGTATCTGTATCGGTATTAAATAGTATTGCTACTGATTTAGATACTGATGCGGATGATAATGTTAATAAAACCGGTGCTTTCTCAGTATATCCACCGATACCTGCTACTCTACAAATTGTTACTACACCAGCTTCTCTCAAATAAT